ATACAATTTCAGTGCCTTTAGGTGGATCAGGAAAAGTAATACAATTTGGAGTTGAATCAGAGATTAATGATAATCCAGTGTCTATTCAAAAAATAGATGTCTATTTACAAACAGGGAAAATGATATAATGGCAAACTATACCAAAGCAACCAATTTCTTAGCAAAAGATTCTTTAGCAACAGGAGATCCTGCTAAGATTATTAAAGGTTCAGAGTTTGATACTGAGTTTAATGCTTTACAAACAGCAGTAAATAGTAAAGCTAATTCTATTTCTCCAGCTTTTACTGGTACTCCTACGGCTCCAACAGCAGCTTCAGGAACTAGTACAACTCAACTTGCTACAACAGAATTTGTAGCGGCTACTCTTTTTCCTTCAGGTGGTATTATTATTTGGTCAGGATCTGCTGCGGCTATTCCTAGTGGTTGGTTATTATGTAATGGATCAAGTTCAACACCTGATTTAAGAAATAGATTTGTTGTTGGTGCTGGTTCTACTTATGCAGTTGGTGCTACTGGTGGTAGTGCAGATGCTGTAGTAGTTAGCCATACACATACTGCTACAACAGCTACAACTTCCCTAACAGGTACTATTACTAATCAATATGTTGCTGGTGATACATATGGTAATACTACTGGAGTATTCTCACAATCAAATGGTAATGTAGATGGTGATGGCGGTGAAAGCAGACCTGGTAGAACTATTAACTTTGATGGTTCTCATAGTCATACAACAACCAATAGTACAACAGGTGTAAGTGGTACTAATGCTAACTTACCTCCGTACTACGCTTTATGTTACATTATGAAGAGTTAATGAGTAAGATAGAATATGTAAACCTTCTATATAGAATATATGGAAGCCCTAAAGAAAATAAAAAGAAGTTCTTAGAAGAAGCAGCTACTTGGGAATATTACCCAGTGTACAAAGAAGACAAAGTAGTTGCTATATTCATGACTAAAGGTAATAGAATACATTGTGGATGCCTCCCTGAAGCTAGTGGAAAATGGTTCCCAATGAAGATGTATAAAAGACTTTGTAAGAATATTATTCTTAAATATGGTAAAGCAGAAACATCTACATATATAGATACAAAAGAGTTTGTAGAAAGACTAGGATTTAAAGAGGTTGGAAGAACTAAAGATGTTATTAATTATATAAAGACAGAGGTTTAATATGAGTTTTATTACAGATTTCTTTGGTGGAGATAAGCCTGATTATAGTCAAGCAGAGTTTCAACCATATAGTATTAAAGGACCAGCAGGTGGTATTTCTTACCAAGGAAAAACTGGTACAATTGAACTTTCTCCTGAACTTCAAGCTTTATATGCTAGATTTACTGGAGCTGCTACTGAAGCTTTACCATCAACAGAGCAAATGGGTTTTGCTGCTGATGTATCTAATTTAGGTAAAGGTTTGTTTGCTAGAGGTGCTGGTACAGATATTGGTGCTAAGACTAGAGACTATTATAATCAAGTTCTTGCTGGCATGGAGCCACAAAGAGCTCAAGAAGAAACTCGACTTGCTGATACATTGTTCTCGCAAGGTCGTACAGGAGCTGGTGTTGGAGTTGGTGGTGGTGGTTATATTAACCCTGAACAGTATGCTTTATTTAAAGCAAGAGAAGAAGCCAATAAAAATATTTATTTAGGTGCTGAAGATAGAGCAAGACAACAACAGATTGATGATCTTAGAAATGCTTTAGGTTTCTATGGCACTGGTCAAGAGCTTAAAACAGCTCCTTATGCTACATCTGCTAATCTTCTTGGTTATGGTACAGGTTTATTTAGTAGTGTTAATCCATATATTACTCCTTCTATCCAATTAGGACAAAGTGGTGCTGAAGCTGGTGGTAGAATTGTAGGAGCACAACAACAAGGTTATGGACAAAATCTTGGTTTTTGGGGTAGTTTACTAGGAGGAGGTTAATCATGGCTAATGTTGTTAAAGGTTTATTTGGTGATATATTAGGACCTTCTCCTGAGGAAGTCCAACAAGGAATAGATACTAGGGATACTAGAGGTGGTCTTGGAAGAGTTCTCATTACTAAAGGTGCAAGAGAACTAGGATCATTATTTGGTATTGAAGATCCTGCTTTAGTGAGAGCTAAAAAAGTTAGACAAGCTCTTTCAGAAGCTCAAAGTCAATTAAATCCTGAAGATTTACAAAACCCTAATGTTCTATATCCAAAACTTATTGAGACTTTTAAAGCTTATGACTTACCTGAAGAAGCTCTTCAATTAGGTCAATATGCTATTTCTCAAAGAGCTGACTTAGCCCTAACTGACGCTAAAACTCAAGTAGAAATTAAGAAAGCCCTTACTGAAAAAGAAGGTAAGAAATCTAGTTTAGAAAAAGCTTTAGATAACTTATCTACTGCAGAAACAGCTTTATCAGCTGATCCTACTAATGAATCATTAAAACTTCGTGTTAAAGCTTTTGGTGGGGAAGTAGATAAACTTTCTACAGAAAAAGAGTCAACTGATCGTCAGTTTGCTGAAGCAAATACTATCTTAAATGATCCAAAGGCTACAGCAGAACAAAAGAAAATTGCACAACAAACTGTTGATAGACTTTATCCTCTTAAAGCACAAGGTATGGGTCAATTTCAAAAGAATCCTGAGACAGGTCAATTTGAACCTATTCCAGGTACTCCTGCAGCTGAAAAAGCTTTTGATAAAGAGAAAAAAGAAGTTCTAAGAATTAATAATCAATTAGCTTCTGTTAATCTTGTAGATAAGACTATTGACAAAGCTTTAGGTCAACTTTCTGCTAAAACAACAGGTATTGTTGGTGTTGGTGCTTCTAAGATTCCTGGTACAGATGCCTATACGCTTAAAGCTACACTTAATACAGTTGTTGCAAACTTAGGTTTTGATAAGTTACAAGCTATGAGAGATGCTTCACCAACTGGTGGTGCACTTGGTCAAGTTGCTGTTAAAGAAATTGAGTTCTTACAACAAACTATTGCTTCTTTAGATCAAGGTTTAACACAAGAAGAACTAGCTAAAAATTTAGGTGAAATTAAAGCATCTTATGCTAGACTTCAAAAAGCTCTTAACGAGTCATTATCTGAAAAATCAGCTACTACAAAAGCACCTGCAAATGTTCCTGCATCCCCAGCAGCAACTCCTGCTGGTGGAAGTGTGTTAGACATTATTAGAAGTTTTAAAGCACCTAAAAAAGGATAACCATGAATATTGATTGGTCTAAATTATCTCAAGAACAACTTGACATAGCTGAGAAAGTAGTATTAGAAGCTCAAAAACAAGGTGTTGATGAGAACTTAGCATTAAGTATGGCTAACATTGAAAGTGGCTTTAAAGCTTCTGCAAAGTCACCTAAGGGTGCTATTGGTGTTATGCAACTTATGCCTGGCACTGCTAAAGACTTAAATGTTGACCCTAACAATGTTGATGACAACATTAAGGGTGGTGTAGCTTATATTAAACAAAACTTTGATAAGTATAAAGATCCATACTTAACTGGAATTGCTTATAATGCAGGTCCAGGAGTAGCGGATAGATTCTTATCATCTAAAGATCCATCAATGCTTCCTAGTGAAACTATTGACTATGTTACTCGTCTAGGTGATTTATATACACCTACAGTTAATGTAACTCCTACAGAAGCTACTCCACAAACAGAAGAACCTTCTTTAGAAGCTCCAACAGGAACAGTTCAATCTGCTGTAGAAAATCCACAAAACTACTACGAGTTTAATCCACAAAATATTGGTGTTGCTGGAGCTATTGGTGCTGGATTAAGTTTAATTCCTGCTATTGGTGGTCCATATAGAGTAGGAAAAGTTGGTGTTGAATTAGGTAAACGAGTTTTAGGTGGAGCAGCCTCAGGTGCAACAGGATCTCTAGCTGGTGAATACTATAAAGCAGGAAGACCTGAGAATTTTGAGAATGATGTTACAGCTATGGGAATTGAATTAGCAGCTGGAGCAGCACCTACAATCACTCGTGAAGTTATTGCAAGACTTCCTACAGCTGTTACAAGTCTATTTCCAGGTGATACACTCACAAGATATATTGGTAAACCATTAAAGTCATTACTTGGTGGAGAAACAGAATCTGAGTTTGTTTTAAAAGAAGCTAAACTTGGTAGAACTGATGCAGCTTTTGCTAAGAGAGTCAAACCTGGTACTTCTACAGATGTATTTACTAGAGGCAATGAAGAAGCTCAAAGAAGATTCTTAGCTCAAAATAATATTCCTTTTACTCAAGCAGAAAATGCTGACAATGCTGTTCGTAACTTTGTTAAGACAAACATTGACGATTTATTTAAGCAAGGAAAAGCTTTCTCTGATAGCCCACAATATCAAAAACTACAGGCTGACTTAGCTCAAAGTATTAGAGATGGTCTTGTTGACCCACAAGAATTAAAGATTATTACTAAAGTTATTGGTAGTCAAAAATCACCATTAAATGCTGATAAGTTTAAAACTACTTTACTTAATCTAGCTCAACAAAGTGAGACTACTGGTTATAAAGTATATAACTTAGATAAGACAGCTCAAAAACTTCTTACAAATGCTATGGATGACTACTTTACATCAACTACTGGAAAGCCTTTATATGGTATTCTTAAAAAAGTTGAGGAAGATAAATATGTAGCTCAAGCTAGAGATAGTCTTCCAGTATTAATACAAAAAGGTTTTAAAGGTGATGACATAGATCAAGCTCTTACAAATCTATCTAAGAGTAAAGCTGGTGTAGAAGATTTTAGAAAGTCATTAAGTACTTATCTTAAAGTTATTCCTGAGAAAGATTTAGTAAATGAGTTTAATCGCCTTGAGCCAGTAATGCGTAAATCTAAAGTACTCCCTATGGAAGACTTAACAAAGATTAAAAGAAGTATTGCTGAATATAAATCTACTGGTGCTAAGTTAGGTACTGTAGGAGCAGTAGTTCTAAAAGATTCTATATTAGGTCTGTTAGGTGCAGAAGCAGCTAGAGTAATGCCTATGTAATAAAAAAGGGGCAATTAAGCCCCTTTGTTTTATTCCCCTTCTTCATCCCATTCAATCATAAATCGAATGATTAGAAGATCAAGCAAAAGTATCCAACCTTTACCTTTCCTACCAATCTGTCTATAACTCATGTGTTCAATACCTACATTAACACCACTGATTAGTTCTGATCCAAAATAAAACATTAATTAACCTCACAAGTTCCGCCACTGCAAGCCAAATTATCTTTAGCTTCCGTATGGTCGTCAGTTTCAATTACTTTCGTTAAGTCTATTTCTTGAAGATGTTTAAACATTTCCTCGAAGGTTTCTTTAGTACAGTCTTCAAATGGGGCTTGAACATAAGTGCCTCCATCGTAAGGTAGTACAGAGATACCAGTATAGTTATAACGATTCTCCCACATCCACTTACCACATTCAGCCCACTCATCATTCTTTAGAGAGATAGTGCATGATACATTATGCTTATTATCACCTCTATTATTACCATTAGCTACCCACTCTATATTAAAGCGTTTAACTCTTTCTAAGATGTCTTTATAGCTTTCAGTGCGAAGGATAGAACCTTCAGGAGCTTTCTGAGGGAAACTCATAACAGCTTCTAAGTGAGGTTTCCATACACAGTCTTCTATTAGACTAGGTACTGTTGATGTCATATATCTATACAATGGCTCATTCTTACCTACACGCATTCTACGAACATAATAATCATTATGCCAAGCATGAATACCACTACTGCTACCAAGTACAAGAGAAGTAGTGCCAGCAGGTTTAACTGTAGTAATTCTAGCGGACTCATTGATGCCAATGATATTAGCCACTCGTTTATTTTCTTCCTTAGTAACATTAGCAGCCTCTTCCAAGTTAAGTTTAAGAACACCCCCTGAAGCAATACCAGTCATAGAAACACCAAGGAGTGCATCTTCTTCTGAAGTTTCTTTCCACACACTTCTTAGATAATGGAAGTCAGTGTACCCAGCTTGTAGTGTACCAATGAATGTAGCAGCTTTAACACGAGCATTAAGTTCCTCTTGTGTAGTTACATCTGATACATTAACCTCAACTAAGTTACAATAAGAGTTAGGTCTTAAACTAATCTCAGCACATGGGTTAGTACCCACATCATAGTTATTAGTCCAAAACACTCCAGGTTCACCTGCACCTGATTGTTCTACTCGTTTCCAAATAGAGAACCATTCTTCTTCTGTAATCTCTTCACGATTTAAAGCTACTGAATTATTAGCTCTACCTCGTTGTGGGTTAAGTTCATACCATGTACCAGTCTTAGCTGACATCATATCCATATCATCTTTATCAAATAAAGAGATTAGGGCAGCTCTACGAATACCACCTGATAGAACAGCGTCAGCAATATGGCAGATCATATCATGTACTTCAATAGGTTCTAGCTTACGACCAACAGCATTGTTAAGAACACTGCGTAGCTTATCTAAACAGATTCGTAATGGATCAGGACCTGGTGCCTTACCACCTGAGGTAATAAGTCTAGCACCTTTAGGTCTAATATCTCTAAAGTCAAATACTGGATCAGATTTACCAAGAGTATAGGACTTAATTAATACTTTAATAGAATCAGCCCAACCCTCAATAGAATCTCCTACCAAGAATCGTCGTTGTTTAGCGGATGGACCAAGGATAGTAGGGAGTCTATCTGTGTGTCTGCGTTGAACGCTGAAGCCCACGCCACTTCCGCCAAGTAGGTTAAACATGGTCTCGCTGAAAACGGCAGGATGATCGACAGGGGAATAAGCACAATTGAACATACGATTATTGCTAAGTTCAATAGGAGTACCTCCAAATTGAAGGCTACGCATTGAAGGCAATACTTGACGATTGTAAACATATTTGTAAACATCTTTAATTTCCTCTTTCAGTTGTGGGTATTTCTTCATGTGCATTACCATGTTGCGACTGACTAACTCTTCCCAAGTTTCCCTTCTTTGTGCTTCAGGGACATATTTAGCATATTTATTAAATATGGTTATGTCACTTAATATCTTTTGACTTTTATCCATTGGTTTCTTTCTTATAGCGTAGTTATATAAATTAATCGGAGGAAGAACTATCTCCAAGTTCCAGTTCATTGACCAACTTGTCGTACTTATCTTCAATTTTGTCTTGGAAAGCATAGACTAAATCCTCAGTAGTAAGTCCGAGAAGATCAATTAAATCTACCTCTGAAACTTGTTCAATAATCTTTTCTTGTAATTCTGTTAATGTTATCATGTTTTCAATTCTTTTAGCAACTCTACATAGTGAATGACTTTATCTAGGTCAGCTTTACCACCCTTGTCTTTCCATCTGCAAATGTACTTAATTATGTTTCCCTCTATAAAAGGGATATTGTTTTTAGTTATAAACTCGATAGGTTGTATAGTAAATTTCTTATAATGATCCCCTCCAATTTGTTTACTAAGTGATGTTGACATATTTCTCTCCTGTTTTATGACTAATACTCTTAGTACCTCTAAACCAATTACCACATCCTTGACATTGGAAGCGTTGATATTTAGCACTAGCAGTGACTGCATACCCTCTCTTCTGATGATGTTTTCCACCACAATTAGGGCAGACTAAACCATCTTCAGATAAGACAGATAAATTCAAGTGATTCTTAATCCAAGGCTTAAAGCGTTGATAGACATTCTCTAATAATATTACATCATTCTTATTATACTTTTCCATAGTCTTCCAAGCTTGTGGGTCTTTGTTCATACATTTAATCCAAAGCTCATGTCCTTCATGTGCAGTTTTCTTACCAAGTCCCAAGGCTTGAGAAACATAGTCAAGTTTATTAGAAACAAATCTAAATTGTCTCTTAGCAACTTGTAGCAAGTCAATCTGTTTAAACGGAGCAGGAGGTGTTAATCCATTAAGAATGAAGTCTTTGTTAAGTGTTGGTATGTCAAACCTAGCACCATTGTAGTGAATGACTGCATCAGCCTCGTCGAGAAGTTTGTGGATACCTTGTAGCATCTTCTTTTGTGACGACTTATTCACAGAATCAAATATAACTTCTTTCTTACCTAGCCATTTAGCAGCATAGCATAAAGTATAAGAGGATTCAAGTAATTGGTTTAACCCAATGTTCTGATCCCATATACCCCATACATGAGCTGTATTAGGACTGGTTTCAATATCTAGTAGCAGTATTTTACTCGTCATTAAACTGTTCTCCATTAGGTTTATCTATCCCATCTTTAAATCGTTTTTCTACATCACCTGTGCTTTTATTTAACTCATATTCATAATTTAATTTTTTATCATGATGATGTTGTACAATATCTGCAATAATTTCAACATCAGCTAACTCTTCTTCAGTTAAAGTAATGCCTTGTTTTTTAAAGATACGATCCCAGTTATCTTCTGCTTCTTTAGACAATGGTTTACTTCTAATTGAATCACCTGTTATATCATTTCTACTCATTGCATTTTCCCTTCAAATATCCAATCAGGAAGGTAGTGCAAATGAATCTCATGACCATCTTCCGTTTGTTCTAGTACACAATTTCTTACTACATAATTTGCAATCATCTTTAATAGTATTTCTTCTTCTTGTTCACTTATCTCTACACTTTCAAAAGAGCCATCAGGATTTAGTCCTTTTACTAACACGCTTTACCCTTTCATCTTTTGTTTTTGTGTCATGGCAACGCTTGCAGAGTACTTGTAAATTATCCGATGAACAAAAGAGCCGTGCAATAAATATATCCCACGATTCGAATCCTTTCTTAGGGCACACCACAGGAAGTATGTGATCCACCTGAACCTCCTTAGCAGGGAAATGCCCTTTGCATCCAGCACATTCATAGTGCATAGCCAAGCGTTGAGATTTATCGTTAATTTTCTTACCAAC